TTATGACAGCTTATGCTTTGTCATTTGGAGACAACTTATTAAACACAACAGTTTTAAATGGAGCTGGTAGATTAACAGATCTTGTTTCAAATATGAAGATGAGCAATAAACCTTCAGAAGTTTTTGTAAAAGAAGGTAAAAAAATTATTAGTGGAATGGTTCCATTTACAATGTTGCTTTCATACTTTGATGATCTTGGATCTGAAAAAATAGAAACAGAAAATTATGGTCTAGTTAATAGAGATGATTTTAGAAAACTAAATATTGAATTTAAGTCAATGGTCCAGAAAAACATTCCTGGATTTGAAAATGATTTATATTTAGACAAAGATTGGTTGGCTATGCCAGTTCCAAAATTTAATGTTTTATCTTCTATGGAAGAGCATCCAGTAAATATTGAAGCTGCAAAGATTGGTTACAATCCAAATAAAGTTCGTAAAAAAATGATGGTTACAGCCTACTCTATTGAGAATGAAGAGTTAGCTGCTGATCTTGATTATGGCATTCAAGTTAATGTTCCTTTGAAAGAAAGAGAATATGCAATTTATGCTCATATAGTTGGAACGAATATTCGAAAAGATTTGGAACAATTAATTAATTCAGCTGACTATAAAAACATGACTGATGAAACAGCTAAACTAGAAGAATTTAAAGCAACTGTTGAAGATGCAAAGATAAACGCAAAAGAAGATTTTAAATCTCTGGATATTTATGCAGCGATTGAAGCAAGAGCAGAAATATTAGCAACTGAAAAATGGATGAAAAAACAAGGAGACAAAAAAGTAAATTAGTATGACTATATCAACTACAATTATTAAAAGCAGTTATTCAGGCAATGGCTCTACAACAGCCTTTACCTATAACTTTAAAATTACTGACCAGGATGACATCGAAGTAATTATTAGATCTGCTAATGGTACTGAAACAGTAAAAACTCTAACGACACATTACACAGTTAGTGGAGTTGGTGGAAATTCTGGAACTGTTACATTTACTGCTGGTAATATTCCAGTTACTGGCGAAACAGTATTACTGAGAAGATCTACACCTCAAACTCAAGCAATGGATCTAATTGATAATGATCCTATGAGTGCAGAAACTATTGAAGATGCACATGATAAGGTTGTTGCAATCACTCAAGAGTTACAAGAACAAATTGATAGATCTATAAAATTATCAAGAACGAATACAATGACATCGACTGAATTTACAGTTGATGCTTCTTCAAGAGCAAACAAAATTTTAGCTTTTGATAGTGCTGGAGAAATTTCAGTAACTCAAGAACTTGGAACTTATAAAGGTACAGATGCAACAACGACTACTGCTGCGTATGTACAAAGAGATATTATTAAATCAACTACTGCTGCTCAACTTAACAATGTTTATATTTGTGTAGCTGATAGTGTTGTCGGAGATCTATTAACAGATACAGATCATTTTGAATTATTAGTTGATGCTGTTGCTGCTGGAACAAGTGCTACCGCTGCTGCTGCTAGTGCTACTGCTGCCGCCAGTTCAGCTACTGCTGCTGCTTCATCGGCTTCAGCTGCATCTACTTCAGAAACCAATGCTGCTTCTTCAGCATCGACTGCCTCAACACAAGCAACCAACGCATCAAACTCTGCTACAGCTGCTTCTACTTCTGAGACAAACGCCGCAACATCAGAAACCAATGCTGCATCCTCTGCTACTGCGGCTGCTTCTTCAGCAACCTCTGCTTCAGGATCTGCATCGACTGCAACGACACAAGCTAGTAACGCATCGACTTCAGCTACCAATGCAGCTACCTCTGAAACCAATGCAGCTACATCGGCATCTACTGCTACTACTCAAGCATCCAATGCTTCAACATCGGCTACCAATGCAGCCAACTCAGCAACGACTGCAACTACTCAAGCTACCAATGCTGCCAATAGTGCAACTGCTGCACAAACAGCTCAAGCCGCTGCCGAAGCTGCTGCTGATAATTTTGACGATACATATCTAGGAGCTAAAGCTAGTGATCCAACAGTTGATAATGATGGCGATGCTTTAAATGCTGGAGATTTATATTTTAACACTACAGATGATGTCATGAAATATTACGATGGTTCTTCTTGGAATAACATCGAAGCTATTGACACATCTAATTTTGCAACAAAAGGATTTGCGACTGCAATGTCAATCGCATTATAACAGGAGGATAATAAATGGCTCAAGACTTTGAAAGAGTACACTCAAGCTCAATATCAAACTCATCTGGTTCGCCAACATCTATATTAACTGCAAATAGCGATGATGCTTTAGTATCAATTAGATGCGTAAATAAAAGCACATCAGCTGTAACTGTTACTGTGATTATAAACAGTTCAAGTACAGATCATTTCGTAATTAAAGATGCACCGATACCAAGTGGAAGCTCATTAGAGTTAATTGATAGTGGATCAAAAATAGTGATGCAAAACACCGATGTTTTAAAAGCTTATGCAGATACTGCTTCAGCAGTTGATGTATTAGTTAGTTATGTCGATGCAATCAGTACATAGGAATAATTAATAATGTCATATTTAGGAAACAAACCAACAGCAGTTCCATTAACTTCATCTGATATACAGGATGGAACAATTACTGCTAGTGATATAGCTGATAGCACAATTACTTCTGGAAAAATTGCTAGTGGAGTTATTGCAAATCAATCAGCATTTAAAAACATCATCATCAATGGAGATATGAGTATTGCTCAAAGAGGAACTTCTGAAAGTGGAGTTACTTCTTCTGGTTATAAAACTTGCGATAGATGGTTTATTGATAATTCAAATATGGGAACTTTTACAATTTCACAATCAACAGATGTACCAACTGGTCAAGGTTTTGCTACATCTTTAAAATACGATTGTACTACTGCTGATGCTTCTCCTTCTGCTGGAGATGTTATATGGCTAAGGCAAAAATTTGAAGGTCAAAATTTACAATATTTAAAATTTGCAACATCTAATGCAGAAAGTTTAACTTTATCTTTTTGGATAAAATCAAATAAAACTGGAACTTATAATGTAGCTTTATTTGGTCAAGATTCAGCACCAACAGCACAATATTTAACTAAAGAATATACAATTTCATCTGCTAATACTTGGGAAAAGAAAACTATCACTTATGCTGGAAATACTGCAAATGGTTTTGATAACGATAATGCAAGAAGTTTAGATTTAGTTTTTAGTTTTGGTAATGGTTCAACATATACTGGTGGAACTTTACAAACTGTTTGGTCAGATTATGGAACTAATGCTGATTTGTTTCCGACACAAGGTGTAAATATTGCAGATAGTACATCAAACGAATTGTTTGTTACAGGAGTACAACTAGAAGCTGGAACAGCATCTGATTTTGAGTTCTTGCCACATGATATAAATTTAAAAAGATGTCAGAGGTATTTATATAAAATACATGGACAATCTGGAGACCAAGTAATTATTCCAGGTGCAACATTAGTGATGGCAACTACTAATACAGTATATGCAACTGTTCCATGTATAGTTCCAATGAGAGCAGCACCAAGTACATCTTGTGCATCTGGAGCTACTGAAATTATGTTACAAAATGCTAGTACTCCAACTATGGGTAGTTTTGGTCAATTTGATAATTCAAGTGTTGGACAAAATAATTTTTATGGTTGTAATCACTCAGTAAGTGCAAGTAGTGGAACACCATTTACAGCAGGAAACAATGGTGGAACTTTAAGAACTACTTCAGGTGTATTAACAGGTTTTACTTATGATGCGGAGTTATAATTATGATTACTAGAGTAGAAAAATTTTATCATCCTGAAAAAGTAAATGTAGTAGCTTCTTATTTTGTTACTTATGAAAATGGCGAAGTTTGGTCAGTACCACTAGACGAAGCAAACACAGATTACCAAGCAATTCAGGAGTGGATTTCAGAAGGAAATACAGTTATTGATAATCCACCAGAATAATATATAAATATAAAAAAGGAGACAAAAACTATGGCATCACTTTCAAGCAAAATCAAACAGTACGCATCAAATAATGGTGTCGCTTCTGTTGACTTTATG